ATATTCCGCTTTCTAACAGACGTCCGTCCGTCAGAAGTAACCTTTGCCGAACGGTTGTTGATGAATCTGTTTCCTTGCTGTTTGGGGATACGCACTGGCCTAGTCTGATTGCCGATGACACGCGGGTTTCAGATGCGATGGGAGTCTTTGCCTCTCAGACGCGGCTGGCATCTTTGATGATGGAAGCTGCCACTGTTGGGTCTATTGGTTCGGTAGCGGTTCTTTTTGAGGTTTCGGCTGGTGTGCCGAAACTTTCGGTTCTGGATACGGCGTATCTGACGCCGTTCTGGGATGATGTCAGCCGCGAATTACTGCGCGTTGAAGAGCGTTTCCTAGTGCGGGGGCGTGATCTGGCTGTGCAGGGATATGCGATTGGCGAAGATCTTCTGGGTGCTCAGTTCTGGTGGCAGCGGGTCTGGACGCCGATGGATTGTGCAGTGTCCGTTCCCTGGCTTGTCGGGATGGATGGAGGCGTGCGGGACGAGAGCCGGTCTGTTCGGCATGGACTGGGGTTTGTTCCGATTGTCTGGATCCGAAATCTTGGGGGTCGTCAGGGGCGGGACCCGGAAGGCGAATGCACGTTTGAGCGTGCGATCGATACAGTCATTGAGGCGGATTATCTGTTGTCTCAAGCTGGGCGGGGGCTGAAATATGGATCCGATCCGACGCTTGTTCTGAAAACGGGTGGATTTTCGGACGGTGTGGCGCATCAGGGGGGAGCATCTTCGGCTCTGACGTTGCCGCCTGAAGGGGATGCCAAGCTGCTTGAGATCAATGGCAATGCAGCGGGGGCAGTGCTCGAGCACTATCGGGAGCTTCGGCAGATTGCGCTTGAGCAGCTTCATGGTAACCGGGCGCATGGTGACCGGATTTCTGGCGTGCAGTCTGGCAAGGCCATGGAGATGATGTGTCAGCCATTGATCTGGCTGGTGGATCGGCTGCGTCATTCTTATGGAGAGAGTGGATTGCAGGCCATTTATCGAATGGCCTGTCGTTTTTCGTGTGTGCTGGAAAATGGTCTGCGTCTTGGTGGTGTTCTGGTGAAGGACTTGCCGTATTGCCGCATGACGTTGCGGTGGCCTGCCTGGTTCCCGGCGACAGACCCTGAGCTTTTGTCGTTGGCGCAGGGGCTTGTGACGGCGGTTTCAAATGGAATTCTGAGCCGGGAGACGGCCGTTCGAATGTATGCGACGGCGTCGGGGAATTCTGATCCCGGTACGGAATGGCGGCTTCTGGAAAACTGGGTTGCGTCGGATGACGCATAAGAGTGAGCGGAGAAAAAATGTCCGGATCTGAAGATACTATTGAAGATGTGGCAGAACTTCGTCAGGCGCTTGCAGAAGCGATGGACGAAGTGAAATCCGTTCGTCAGGCCATGGCGGAAGCTGAAGCCAGACAGGAGGAGCTTCAGCGTACGCATGAAGAAGTCATTTCCCGTGTGAAGCGGGAAAGCGATCATGATGTCATGGTTGCTGCATTGCGGTCTGAAGCCATTCGGATGGGCGCGCATAATCCTGACGACGTTGTGCGTCTGGTCAATATGGAAGGCGTTAGCCGCAATGACGACGGCACGGTTGTGGGTGTGCCAGAAGTTCTGGAGCGAACCCGGAACGATCGTGCGTATCTGTTTGGTGACTTGGTACGCCCTGGATACTCCAGTGGAACGACGGTTGGGCATCCTGCGCCCAGGCCAGGTGAAGCCGAGGCGTTTAATGCCCGGTCTGCGACGGATTCTGATTATGAAGCCCGCAAATGGCAGTTCCTGGCCGGAGCATGATGGCTCGGGTGTGAAGTGATAGATTGTGGCCGGTGTAATTCTACCGGAAATTTTCCATAAATATTTACGGAATGAAATTCATGAGCATTGATAATTTTCCAGTTCAGCTTCAGGCCGCCATTCAGCAGGGTTTTCTGGCACGCGAATTTGAGAACGGCCTGAAGTCCCGTCTTGGGTTCCGTCAGGTTGCTGATCGGGAAGTCTTCCCGAACGCGATTGGTGAGACGCTGACCAAGACGCGCAAAAGCCTGAAGGCGCCTGTTACGACACCGCTCAACCCAACCGGGAATACCAATTTTGATAACGGGATGAGCCCAGCCGGCTGGTCTGTTGAGCAATACACGCTCTCGATCAATCAGTATGGTGACACGATTGATCTGAATATGGTCACGAGCGGCGTCGGAATTGCGTCCCAGTTCCTGGCCAATGCCAACACGAATGGTGTTCAGGCCATGCAGTCTCTGGATCGCCTGGCGCGTAATACGCTTTTTGGGGGGGCTCAGAATGGTGTTGGCGGTTATCTGGGTGGCAATACACGTGTGAACGTTGCGCTGGATACGGAAGGGGACACCATTCAGGTTGATGATATTCGCGGGTTCCAGTCGGTTATCGTCAATGGTCAGGTGACGCTGATCGGATCCAGCAATGGCATGACTGTCACGGTTGGCTCTGATGTTTATACGCTTGTTCGGGTTGTGGCGGATGCGACCAATATCTCCACGGCGCCGGGCGGTATTTCCGGGCAGATGACATTTGCCAGCAGCGTTTCTGTTTCCGATGGTGCTCTGGGGCAGCCTGTGGTTGCCGCGACTGCGCCGAAGGTCATTCGCCCTAATGGTCGTCTGACGACGGCGGCGCTTCAGACCGCGAGTTCGAGCGGTTTGGCGGATACGCTCGGTATCCAGCAGGTTCTGGCCGGTGTTGCGACACTGCGTCGGAATAACGTGCCGATGATCAATGGTGCGTATCACTGTTATCTGGATGATATCCAGCTTCTATCGCTATTCCGGGATGATGATTTCAAGCATCTTTATCGTGGCGCGTATGGTTCGGAAGAATATCGTTCGGGGCAGGTGATTGAACTTCTGGGCGTTCGCTTCATTCCGACGACTGAAGCACCTCAGCAGCTTTCGCTGGGGGCTGGACCCATTCATCGTGCACTGCTTCTGGGTCAGGGGGCGCTGATTGAGGGCGATTGTGCGCTAACGGGACATTCCGACATTCCGGACGCTGATCGTGCGCTGATTGAGATGGTTGACGGTGTGGCGATGGTTACGCGCGAGCCGCTGGATAGTCTGCGGCAGATCATTGAGCAGTCCTGGTACTGGATTGGCGGTTTTGCGCTTCCGACGGATGTGACGGCGGATACGAATGTTATTCCGACGGCGACCAACAGCTATCTGAAGCGTGGTGTTGTGATTGAGAGCCTTGGCACGGATGCGCTGGGCATGACGTTCTGAAAATGAACTGGGGCCTCGTGAGGACACGGGGCCTTTCAGGTCAGGGGAAAACTATGTCTGGAACGGCAAGTCTGTCTTCTACTCCTTTAACGGAAGGAGAGAAAATGGATGTCCGTAGGTTCTGCGGGTATCCGGCTGTCGGGTCTCGGGAGACAGGGCAGGAATCCTGGCGTTTCTTTCAGGTTGAAGGAGCGCTTGAATGGCGTATGGGGAACCTGTCAGGCGCAGAACTTCAGCAGATCCGGCTGTATTTGTTGCAGCTTTACCCTCTTGAAACGGCCCTTCTTGGGGCTTCGGACAATCTGGATACGGCGCAGGCTGCGAGCTGGTATCACAATGGTCATGAATTGCGGGATCGGGTGACGCTTTTTACGCTTTGGAGGCGTCGTCTCTGTGCGTTTCTTGGTGTGACGGGCGGTCTGGAGCTGCAGGATGGTCGTGCCGTAGTGATTTGAAGGAGGTATGATGAATCTGGAACTGATTGCGTCCAGGATCTGTAAAGGACACGCAAAAGCAGCGGGTATCCTGGGACAGACGGGTGTGCAGTATCGGCCTGTTAATCCGCTGGAGCCGATGCAGGCGGCTTATGCCCATCCCATGCTCGCTTTTGACACGGATGACTCGTTTTCATTTTCCCGCGTTCCTGGTTGGGGCAAGGTTATGGAACATGTTCTGACGGATCGGCGGGATGATACGCTGGTTGGAGATATTCTGACATGTGCTGGGAAAACGTTTTTTGTCGCGGCGGTTGAGGATTTGAGGCCACCCTTATGTGTCGCTTGTAGCCGGGTTGTACAGGTCAGCGGCGTGACCGGAACAGAAGGGAATGTTATTGAGGATTGTCCTGCCGCGATTGTTTTGAGGTCAAAAGGAGAAGGTTCGGGGAGTGGCGTTCCAGGCTCCGTAAGGCCGGGTCAGTTCATCATGTACCTGCCACGTCTTTCTGGTGTCATGCTTCAGCCTTACATGACGGTCACGACAGACCTCGATGTTACCTACACTGTGAATACTGCTGAAATGTCTGACTGGGGCTTGCGGTGCACCATGTCCTTGCAGCAGATCTGAGAGGACATAGATATGGCGGATGCCTCTCAGATGAGCCAGGCGCTGGCGTATGTCTGTGCGGGAATACTGTATCCGGATGGTTTGGAAAAACCCTCCGTTACTGGGCGGCAGGCGATCGTTCGGCGAGGCTGGCTTTTGCCCAGTGATATTTTTACAGCTCAGAATATTCGGAATCATACGGATTTTGTGACTGTCACGATGGCAGCGCAGAAAGAGTCGACCATATCGGAACCGTTGGGACGCCCGTGGCAGGTTCAGGCACGTATTTTTCCGACTGTTTCTGTTCTTCAAAAAGGACAATCCATACAGGTTGTTTTTCCGGAAGATCTGGCTCCTTCAGGCGTTGTTGGCCTCTGGTATGACGACGGTGAACTTCAGATGACGGCCGCTTATGCGGTGACCGCGCAGGATACGGCAGAAACTGTGGCTGCTGCTTTGGCAAAACAGTTGCCGAATGGGACTGGGGATGGTGCGTTTGTGAGCGTACCTGGGGTTTTGGTTCTGGGAAATGTTGTTGGATATGGGGAGTCTGTGCGGGTCAGTCGTCGGCAGAGTCAATTGTATCGTGTTTCAGTCTGGACCGCGGATGCCAGCGTCCGGGATATGATAGGGCGGTCTCTTGATACGGAGCTTGCGGAGAAGAACTGGATATCGACATTGGATGGTCGACAGGCGCAGTTGAAGTTTGTGGGTGTTGAAGATGTTGACGCCATGCAAAATCAGGCGGTTTATCGTCGGGATTATCTCTACGAGCTGATTTTTGACACGCTCCAGACCCAATGGACTGCTGACATGATGTTTGGAGTGGGGACTATTGATGTCGGAGGGCAGGACAGTGGCTTTGGTGCAATTGCACCTGCACCTGGGGAGGATGTTGTGAAACGGGCGCTGGAGGCGATGGCTTCTGCCGCTCTTTCTGTGTCTGCCCAGTTTGAATATCCGGGAATGTCGCTGAATCAGTTTGGTACGGTTGTCAGTTCGACAGACTGAAAAACAAAAGAATTTAATTGGAGAAGCCTTCTGTTCCGGACCTGGAGCAGAAGGCTTTTTTGTTTTGGGAGTAATACCGGCGGATGTCTCTGGTTTATCAGGCGGGTACGCTGAATACGACGGCACTGACGGTGCCTAATCTTTATGTGCAGATTGCACAGCCACAGACACTTGGGCTGACAGGTGCTTCCTCCTCCAAACTTGGTATTGTGGGAACCGCGGGTTGGGGGCCTGTTGGTTCGCCTGTTCCCGTAGGCGGGATGAGTGATTATCTTGCCGCCTTTGGGGCAAAACAGAATGCAGTGACGGATGCTGGTTTGGCTGTGAATATCGCAGCCATGCAAGGGGCGTCCTCTTTCGTGGTGGTGCGTGTTACGGATGGCACAGATGTAGCGGCCTCTGGCAGTTTTGGGGATGTATCTCTTCAGGCTGCCCATACGGGGACGGTTGGTAACGGTATTGTTGCGACTGTAAGTGCAACAGGGTCAGGCTATGCACTGGCAGTTTCGCATCCTGTTCTGGGCTTTGCCAGTTACGCTGGTAGTAACTGGACGATGCTCGCGACGGCTGTTGCGCAGGATCTGTCGGCTCTGATTATGGTGCACCTGCCGGAGACTGTGCCTGATATCGCGGTTGGCGCTGTGACCTTGTCGGGTGGTTTGGATGGCGGGGCGCCTTCTGTTTCGGCTTTTCTGGGAAAAGATGACAGTGTTCGAACAGGAATGTATGCCCTGCGAGGACAGGGTTGTGCGATAGCGCTTCTACATGGAGTTACGGACAGCACATCGTATTCCGCTCAAGCTGCATTCGGGCTTGGGGAAGGGGCGTACATGATTGCCTCCGGCCCTTCTTATGACAGCGTGACGAACGCTGTGGCGGTTAAGGCTGCCAGTGGGCTGGATTCATCAGCTGTTAAATTGATGTTCGGTGACTGGCTGTGGTGGAATGATGACGTTAATGGAATGATGCTTGTCAGCCCGCAGGCTTTTGCAGCAGGCATTCTTGCCGCGCTCTCTCCTGAGCGGTCGAGTCTTAACAAGGCGTTGGCGGGAATTGCTGGTAGCCAGAAATCAGGTTTGAGCGGTGGCAGTGCTACATATTCTACGGCAGAGCTTTCCACGCTATTTACGGCCGGGATTGATGTCATTTGCAACCCTGCACCAGGCGGGTCTTACTGGGCTGTGCGGTGTGGGCATAATGCATCGAGCAAAGTGACGGTAAATGGCGACAATTACACGCGACTGACCAATTATATTGCATCTTCTCTCGCAGGAGGGATGGGAGCTTATGTTGGCCAGGTTGTGAATGATAAGTTGTTCTCGGATATTCGTTTGGCGCTTTTAGGCTTTCTGTCGTCCCTGCTGTCTCAGGGAATTTTGGGTGTTCAAAACGGTGAGCTGCCTTACAGTGTGGTTTGTGACAGTTCCAACAACCCTCAGACACGGACAGCTCTTGGATACGTTCAGGCAGATGTTGCTGTGCGATATCAGGGTATCAACGAGAAATTTGTAGTGAACCTGCAGGGTGGTACGTCCGTGACGGTAACGTCTGCAGGCGGGAGTGTCTGAATATGGCAAATCCATACAGCATTGGCAGGGATTGCCGGATTACGGTTCTGTGGAACGGACAGCGCGTTGATCTTCGAGATGTGACGTCTTTTGGCGCTTCGCAGGAGACGCATGCTCTGCGTGCTAGCCCCCTCAATGGAATGCCTGTGGAATTTAATGTTCCTAATGGGTGGAGAGGCTCATTTCAGATTGCTCGGGCAAGTGCTGCACTTGACAATCTGGTGGCTGCGATTGAGGCGGCTTACTGGAATGCGGGCACGGTCGGAAGTGGTACAATCTATCAGTACGTGACGGAACCGGACGGGGCGACCAGTACGTGGGAATATACAAATATTTCCATCAAACTGAAAAATGATGCGTGGCAGTCTGACCAGATGGTCCATCAGACAGTCCAGTTCTTTGCTTCTACAAGGACGAAAATCTCGTGAGTGTACTTCCGGAAAGTGTGTCTCTTTCGGATGGGCGTTGCCTGACTCTCAAAGAGATTGATCCGGCTGATATGCTGGATCTGATCGAAGCCGCAGGCTCGGCGGTTAATGGGCCTGCTGCAGCCACCTGGCTTGGTTATGCAGAAATGATCTGTTCTGTTACGGCAATTGATGGAGTTCCCGTGCAAATGCCCGGGACGAAAGAAGAAATCCGTGAGCTGGCGCGCCGGTTGGGTAAAGTGGGAGTAGCGGCTCTTCATCCTCTTTTCCAGCAGGAACAGGATGACGAGGCTATGGTGGCTACAGCAAAAAACTGAGCCGGCACTCTGTGTTTCAGGAGATGCTATATCTTCTGGACCATGGAGTGCCGTGGAATATCCTGAAATCGTGGTCTCGGGCTAGGCGAATGGCGGCATGCGTTATCACGGCGGAGCGCGACGGGCATGTGTTTGACTGGGGTCGAAGGCAGTATCGGGAATAGAGATGCGCACAAGTAAATTACGGAATGAGGCGTTTCAGTTCGCTCTGCCGGTGGCCCGACATGTCTTTAGAGGGCGATTAGGAGGTTCTGTATCCTCGTTTGTGCCGTTGCGAAGACGATTTAAAGCTCGCCTAAGCCCCGATGGAAAATTGCGGTCGAGTTTTCCTTCGGGAATGGTGCATGTAGGAAGGATATTGACTGCTCGGGAGGGAGATAAGAGTTTTTCGGGAGCAGATAATAATATTCGTGTTTCTATCGGGCGGTTGAGGAAAATTGTTCGTGCTGGTGCGACGGATATCAAATCCGGCACCTTGGCAAACAGGAATTTGCCAGAAAAGATTTTTAAAAATTCGACCACACCAGCGGCGATCCAGCGCGTAAAGCTGACCTCAAATTCTGTTTTTTCGTTTGCTGATCGCGAAAATGCATCGTCTTTTTCGAAGCGTGTTAATTTTGTCTCTAAGGCATTGCGTCGTCAAAAAGTTGAGTCAAAAGAGCTTGGGCGTTCTGCTGTGAGGGAAAATTTCGGAAGCACAATTTCTTACGGACGTGATAAAAATTTTTCCGCAATGCAGGAAAATAATTTTATCCGTTTTGCAGGATGGAAGCCTAATTCCGTTCAAAGTGCGAACAATCAGTTGCAGGATAGCATGGCTCCTTCCGGTCCATTAAAGAAAAAGCTTTCAGAAAATATGATGCGAAATCAAAATGGTAAGCCTCGTATTGTAAAGGAAGATTTTTCTCCTGATGAGTGGAGGGAGTTTCCTTCAAAATCACGTGCTGGAATGTTTGAGAGATACGATCTGGAACGGAGTTCGAGGCTCGCGGCACGTCAGGGGCACGGAGGCGTAGATGAGCTAAGGTTTCCGCAATACCCCGGCCGCAGTATTGGAATGAGTTAAAATAAAGGAGAGCATTGATGGGCTTGACGCTCTCTGCACTTGAAAATGCCATTGGCTCTGTTGGGCGTTTGGGAGCAACGGCACCCGTCATGCTCGGGGATCTGGTACTTACAGGCATTGAAGTTCCGGATCGTTTGCAGGTCGGTGGTCGTCAGATGATGGTGGTTCATCGGCTTCCTGGCGGTGGGCGTGTTGTTGATACGCTGGGCAATGATCCGGGGCGTCTGGAGCTCACAGGTAAATTTCTTGGACCGAATGCGCAGGCACGGGCTCAGGCCATTGAGAAAATGCGTGTTCGTGGCGCACCTGTAGTGTTTTCTGCGGCGGGCATTGCTCTACAAGTCTGGATTGTACGCTTCGTTTATTCTTATGAAGCGAAAGGTGCGCTTTGCTCATATGAGCTTACTCTTGAAAGACCAGCAGAAAGTGTGGGTTCTGCAACCGTAGGAAATACGCTTTCAGATGTTTTGGGAAATGATGTTGACAGCGGTTTGACTCAATTAACGGATGTTATTTCTGCCGTGTCTGACGGTTTGTTTGTCGAAAGTGGACAGGTTGGCTCGATTGTAGGTCAGCTCATGCCTTTGGGCACATTGGTTGGCGCGGGTGGCTCTCTTGCCAAAGTCAGTGACGCACTCGCGACAACCAGTGCTTTAAGCCAAGGGGCTACGAATCTGGCAGGCGCCTCGACAGTTCTGGATAGTTTGTCGCAGCAACTTAGTGTTTCTGGACAAGGATTGATGTCGGCACTCGAAATTTCTGGCCAGAATATTGAAAATATCCAGATCGAGAATGCCTCTTCTCTCTCCGCTGTTATGGGAAATGCAGCCGTACAAAGCGTGGGGGCAGACGTCGGAGGGTTGGTCAATCGGTCGAACGCGTATGTCCGACAGGCACAAGGCCTCACGGCACAAATGCCGGCAGTTCATTCGTGAGGATTCATGAAAGATATTATCGTAACTTCGGCGGATATTTCTCTGTTTCACGTTGCGGCGAAAGAACTGGGCGATGCTTGCCAGTGGTGGCGGATCGCGGATTTCAATGGGCTGAATGATCCTGATCTGGGGTGGGTTGAAACAGTTCTTACGCTGAAAATTCCAGGAACTGTATCGGAGAGTTCGTCAGGTCTTCCTGATGACGTGGGACAATGACAGATCGTCAATTAGAGGTTCGTGTCCTGTGGTACGGGATTGAAAATTCCGTATTATTTTTAAAAAAATTCGAAATTGATTCTCATAGATATGAGGCGTGTGACACTGCAGTTCTGACCTTTGTTCGCAGTCAAGCGTCAGTAAGCAGTTCTGCACTCTGGTTTGAAAGCGGCGCTACGGTCACGCCATGGGTGTCTGTAGAAATTCGGGATCTAAAGGTAGCTACTCCGAATTGGAGCACGATTTTTCAGGGGCGCGTGGATCATGTGCGTGTTCTTTCAATGTATTCCGTTATCGAAATGGAATGTAGGGATGCTCTGGCACAATTGATTGATCTGCGTGTGCAAGACGCATGGTTGAATCATACCGGATCTGATCTTCTGTCCGTACTAGCTGAGGCGGGCGGGCTAGACGCACGAGTATCATTTCCGACCGATATGCCGGATCATATGTTGGGGCAGTTCTGGCAAATCGAACATAAGCGCGGCTCTTTTCTTTCTCAACATCGCTTTCAGACTGCAGCCGATCTGGCATTTTCTGTTGCACGTGAGGCACTTTGCGATCTGTACGCAGATGGGAAGGCGCTGGTGTGTCAACCAATGCAGATTTCGAATCAAGCCCAGAGCGTCATTGATGCAAATGGAATTGTTTTCGAGACGGATATTGCTCGAGATTTGCAGCTATCATCAGGGATCATAGTGCATCTTGCTTCCTGGGATTCAAGGCAGCGTAACAGCACTCATTTATATTACGATGGAAAAATATTCTCAGAAAGTGCGCCTGTAACAGAGAAAACATTTCACAGTTTTAGGGTTCCGGGTCGCAGGGTGGAAGATCTTCGACGATTGGCTCGTGGAAAATATGAGCGGATAGCTGCTCATGCAGTGTCTGCACGGGTCTCAATGCCTGGTCTGATCGGCTTTGGACCGCGTCAATTTATGCGGATTGCGTCGGGACAGGCAGAGGAAATTCTTGGAGTGGATCAGGTTGTATCACGATTTTCGCTGGAAGAGGGTTTTGTACAGCATGTCGTGTTACGCAAACGGGGAGAGTGAGGCATGACACAAATGCAGATGGTCAGTGCTGCACTGGTCAATAGAAGCGCGCATGATGTTTTTGGAGTGGTGTCTGCTGTTGATCCTGTCAACCACGCGATCAAAGTCAAAATTCAACCGGATGACATAGAGACGGGTTGGATTGCAGATGTTGGAGGGGTTCAGGCGGGAGATCTCAGGATCGCCTGTCCTTCCGAACCCGGCACCCATGTTGTGCTGCTTCCGATTGAAGGAGATGCTGAACATCTTGTTGCGATTGGAGCAGTTTTCGACACTGTTGTGAGAGCGCCTGTCTCGCCTCTGGATGGAAGTGTTGTCCAACCCGGAGAAATGCTGATCCGTGCGGGGTGTGGCGAACCACCTGCTAGCGACGCTTTATCGTCTTCCATGCAGGAAAATGCAGAAGCTGGCTGGTGCCAGATCGGACGAAAAGGCGTGACGCTTGGGGCCGGAACCTCAAGTTTCGTCATCTCTCAAGATGAGATTGTTCTGACGGTTGGCAGCGTTAGGGCCATATTGTCTGCAAATGGCCTGAAGGTCTTTTCCGGTGACGTCCAGACCGATGAGCATTTACTGAACAATCATATTCACCTTGTCGGAACACAGTCCACAGGAGGGCCGGTAGGATGAGTTCCATTGGGCATTTTTATGGCGGCGATCTGCTCGTGGAAAATGGTGGGCTTTCTGTTGTTTCTGGTTCGGAAGAAGTTCGTCAACGTATTTTGCGGCGATTACTGACAAACTCCGGGGATTATATCTGGCAGCTTGATTATGGCGTTGGCTTGCAAGGTATGATTGGGAACGTCGTCGTTCCTTCTGCAATGCAGGCGGCCATTCGGACTCAGGTTCAAAAAGATACAGGGGTGGATCCTTATTCCCCTGTTGAGGTCGATATAAGTGCGGACCCTAACGGTGTGTGTCAGTGCAAGATTTCCTATGTGGATGCTGACACCGGGCAACCGCAGACCCTGGATTTTTCTTCGTAAAAAGATGTGCCTGCTTCGGTCAGGCGCCTCTGGAGGATGTAATGTCTCTTTCTCTTCGCTCGTTTGCCACAACGGTTTCTACCGCAGTGGTAACGGCGCAATCTTCCTGTGCGCAATTGCTGGATGTTTCTGTTGGTTCACCAGTTCGTGCGCTGATGGAAAGTGTTGGCGGCATTGGGCTGTGGTTGCAGTATCTGGTGTTGCAAACTTTATTTCGAACCCGTTTGGCGACGTGTACTGCAGAAGATTGTGACAGTTTTGTCCAGGATTTCGGGATGTCACGCCTCCCGGGAACATCCTCCACCGGGCTGCTAACCATGTCGTCTTTTTCGCCATCCCAGCAATCGGCTGTTGTTGTGCCTGGCACGATTGCGCGAACGGTTTCTGGTCTGTCTTTTAGTGTGGTGAAAGATAGCACGCTTGCAGTCTGGTCTGAAACGGCTGGTGGTTATGTACGCGCGGCTGGTGTGTCGAATATTTCGGTTCCGGTTCAGTGTCAGACTGCCGGTGCAATCGGCAATGTCCCCATTGGCGCAATCTGTCTGATGGGTACGGCCATTTCGGGCATTGATACGGTTACAAACCCTGCGGCGTTTCTGAATGGTTCGGATCAGGAAACGGACGCGGAGCTTCGGGCTCGCTTTCCATTGTGGCTGGCAGCGAAAGCGTCCGCCAGCAGGGCGGCAGTTGGAAATGCTGTTTTGGGTGTTCAGACAGGTCTGTCATATTCGTTGCGGGACGGGCTGGCTGCGGATGATACCGCACGTTCTGGCTATTTTACTGTTGTTTTGAATGATGGCAGCGGCGTTCCTTCTGACCAACTGCTGACACAGGTTTATGACGCTGTAGATGAGGTCAGGGCGCTTGGTGTTGCATTTGGTGTGCGAGCGCCCTCTCTTTTAGTCCTGAATGTTTCCATGACTGTTGTTGTACCGGCATCTGTGGGAACAGAGCAGGCCATTACAGCAATCCAGAATGCAATTGCACAGGATATTGCAGGTACGACCGTAGGCAGTGGGTACGCCTATAGCAGGCTATCCTATCTGGCATATGTGGGAGCTGGCTTAACGGTTACATCCGTTCTTGATGTGCGTCTCAACGGCAGTCAGTTGGATATTCCGGCAAACGGCGATCAGGCTCTGGCAGTTGGCAGTATTCAGATCAGCGTCACTCAAAACTGACAGACAGGCCTCCAGCATGAATATTTGCGGAGGATGGGGAAGACTATGCCTGTTTTTAATAGATATCCAAAACTTGAAACGCTGACCGGAAACGAAGTTCTCGTTCTTGCAGATGCCAGCGGTCAGCACACTGTTACGGCAACGGCATCTCAGATTGCTGGCGCTCCTGCGGTTTCTAAGCCGACTGGAGAATTTTATCAGGACAAAGGCGCGAAAATCAGCCGTTTTGCTGACCGTGTGCTGATTGGGGGCGCGGCTGCCAACCCTGGATTGAGTGATCGTGAAGCGGCGTCGAATAATGACTGGCTGTCCCGGACGATGGCTGAAACGTCCATTGGACCGTGGGCACTACAGGATGCGCAGTGTGCGTCCGTTGCTCAGTATGGAAATAGTGCTTTCGTCGCTGCATCCCGCACGTCTGATGCAAAAACCGCACCTGAGATGCTTGGCTTCCAACCAAGTTCGATCGGTGTGGCTGCCTGGGGCGTTGCTGACGATACCTCCACCCCGACGACGACAACTGCGTATGCATATTATGGAGAGGCATGGCGCCTCGCGGGTGTGAATTATCAGCCGACCTTTGTCATGGAACTGGAGGCCGTCAACTTTGGTGGGCTGGCTGTCGGTCAGTCCAATCCTTACGCTCCGAATGTAGGCGGAGGCGTGTACGGGATCCAGCTTGGTGCCGGTGGGGGGCAGACGACTGGTACGTCGGATGCAGCGGCCGGAGTAGTCTTTGTTTCAAATCCGAACGCCTGGCAGACCGGAATTGTTTTCGGTGCGACATCCCTTCGCGGAACGGACGGAACTGATGCGGGATATGCCTCAGCCCTTTCTCTGGCGCGCAATCATGCTGTGGAGTGGCACACTCCTGAAGTTGTTTCTGGAGTGGCGGGCAACAATGTCGGCGCTTTTGTACGGTCCACGGTCACGGAACGCGCAAAAGGGGTACGTCAGGATTTCATCGATAACGAAATTCTCTTCAGTAATATTGAAGGTCAGACGCTTTTTTCTGTTGGGAGCATATCTGCTCCTAATAATGCTCTTCAGGTCTAGGCTCAGGACCTATTAATTTATTGAACAGAACGAGACGTTGTGATTCACAGGCTTACCAATGGAGGTG